AAATGCTGCCCGCAATGTCCTTTGACTTGTTGGCTATGGTCACGGTCACGCTTCCGGGGTCGCCCTGCGCGTCGCTTTTCTCCACGCTGACAATGCGCGTGCGGAGGTTGATGCCGTCGGCTTCATCCACGACGCGGACGATCTCGCCGGGGCGGAATTTTGAAAACGTGTCGCCGGTCAGCCTGTGAAGGTCGATTGCGCCAATCTCATAGCTGACATATGGGTTTTTCAGTTCTGCAAGCATCTGTTCCGCGTAGCCCTTGAGGTTTTCCGCGACTTCATACCGGCTGTCTACAAGGATGGTCGAACATAGCCCGTACTGCTGAATGCTCATTGCATCCTCGACATACGGCTTGCCACCGTTCACGCCCGCAATGGTCAACTGATTCACGCCCTCGCCGTAACCGAGGGCATAAATGCGGTTTGCGATGCCGGATGCGTCCACGGTCTTTTTCATCGAGGTCATGTTCTTCGCATATCGGACTTCGCTTTTCATCGTGTCCGACGGCGCTACAAGCGAAATCGTCCACGGGTAAACAGTCGTGTCCCATGTCCACATATATTCGCTGTCAAAGCATTCCGGCACGGCGAACAGCGCCGCAAGCAGCGTTGAATTTTCCCAGTTGTACTCGAAATACCGCTTGAAATCGCAATCGCCCAAAACCCAGTTGCGCGTTGTCTGCCGCGCAAGCACGTAGTTCAGCACGTCGGCGGTCTTGATGCCGCCCCCGCCGTATTGATGGTACTGAAACAGCACGTCGGACAGGAGCGTAGCAAGGACGTGTTCGCAGTCATAGAACCGCGTCGCGCCGTTGCTGCGCTCCAAATCTTCCCCGATGATGCGAAACAGGTCAATTCTTTCGTCGCCGTCAAAGATTTCAACGAAATTCAACGGCTGGCAATAGGCGTTCTTGTCATCGTCCGCCGGAAGCGTAAACGTCGCCGTCCATAACGAATTGATTTCCAGCGAATAGCCGACGGAAACGGCGTTGTCAAGGAACGCAAGGCGCTTCATGTTGCGGTCAAAAATCTGTGGGACTTTCATTATAGCCACCTGTCTTTCCACAAAACTTTAATGTCCGCCGTCGTGCCGCCCTCTACGATAATGTCGTTTTCGCCCGGTTTCAGCTTGAAAAATTCGCTGTCATCGCTCAGAAGGTCAATGACATTCGCACCGTTCAGCGTGATCGTCATGTGTCCTGTGTCAATAATCAGTTCGTCACCGGCTGTCATGGTCAGACCGGGGAATTGCATCGTAATCGAACCGTACGTTGAAACGCCTGTTGCGGTCGCCGTCGCTACGGCTTCCGCCATCGCGTCAAAGAACAGTATGCGGATGTAATCACCCACGCTGGATGATTCTGCTTCTGCAATGGCAGACGGCAGCACGACGCGGATAATCACGCCGCGCGCTTCTGCAACCGCTTCGACCGCTCCGTTCAAATGCCGGATGATCTTGACCGCCGCTGACGCATCCGTTTCCGCGTTCGCCGTCGCAAGCCATTCAAAGACGATGGACGATGAACGGTTAAACGATGTTCTGTTGTATGCAGAGCGGTTAAACATGGTCTTGCCCCCTTATGACAGCGTACAGACGATTGCCCCCGTCGAAACCGTGATTGCGTCGCCGCTCAACACATTCTTGCTGCGCGAAAACGAGCCGTACCAAAGCAGATTGCCGCTTGACTGTGCATCGTAGATGCCCCAATACGCGACCGTGCCGAGGTCTGCGGTCATCGTGCCGAAATCGACGGCAGCGCTGTTTGTGACCTGTTCTTTGCCGGACACAAGCGACGGCGTACCGAACGTGATGATCTTGCGGGCGTATCCGCCGCCGCTGACTTCCGTGCCGTTTCCGCTTGCCGTCGGGTCAGTCAGAAACAATGCAAGGTAGTACGTGCCGCTGCGCAAGGATGTGTTCAGTAGACTTGTCGCGTGGACGTTTGATAATGCGCTCATGTTGAAATACCTCCGTTCTTTAATTCACCTTTAACCGCGTAACGGTCAAATTCGTAATTGTGCCGCGCGCTGTAATGTAAATCAGCCCGTCGGTTTCCTGCGTGCCTTTTACGTTAATCGTGACCGTATCCGGCAGGGAAACGGACTGCACGGCTTTCTGGTTGTAGCCGATGGATTCCGCGAACGGCTCACACAAAAACGTAACGCTGCAATGCCCGGTAACGGCAATCTGTTCAATGCCGATGCCGTCAATGACCTTTGCGCTGTACGCCTTTTCTGGTTCGTCATCGAAAATAAGCAGACCATCGCCGGAGAGCCATTCCGCGACGGCACGCGCCGTCTGCCGAACGCCCGCGTATGCGTTGCCCGCTCCAACAAAAGCGACTGTGCATGAAATCTGCCGGTTGTCGTAGCCGTCTGCAATGTCATACGTGCCGGACTTGCCCGGAATCTTGTATTGCGTGATTCGTTTTGCCGGAAGCAGCGTCCTGTCATCGGACTTGAATACTACGCCCATGTCCCGGCTGTGGACGTTGTTGAATGTAAATCCAATCATTACGTAACGACCCCCTTGCTGCGCGTTTTCGTTTTCTGCATATTGTAGAGTTCCTTTGCAACCTTCTTCACGTCGGCTTCTTCCCGCACTTGCAGCGCCGCAATGTGAAAATGATTTGTAACGGTCGTTTCGCCGCCTGCGGTCGCGCCCGCTCCCATGCGTCCAGCGTTCAGGGATGACGGAATAGATGCGGCGACCTCCTGAATGGTCGCCCGCGCGGTAAAGCCCGTTTCAATGTCCCCGATGCCATCCGCGAGGGAAGCGTTGACCTTTGCCATTTCGGACTCGACTTCCGCAATCATGCCCGCCGCCATATCGTCAACGGCTGCAACGGCTTTTTCGCCGTCTTTGTCGATTGCGCGCGCAAGACCTTCGACAAGCATAGACCCCACCCATGCCATCTGTTTTGACGGGGATGCGATTCCGAAGAAATCCTTGATTCCGTCCCAAATGCCGGAAATCCAACTACTAACCTGATCCCAAAGCCAACCGGCAAGGGACTGAATACCGTTCCACAAGCCGCGCACAATGTTCGCACCGACTTCCGTTACCTGTGAAATGCCCTCTGACAGCGCATTGACGATGCCGGTAATGATCTCCGGCATTGCCCGCACGATTTCCGCGATGATCTGCGGAAGATTCGTAATCAGGGACGTAAGCAGCTTCACGCCGGTTTCTACGATAAGCGGTATATTGTCTGTCAAAGCCTTTATGATTGCAGAAATGATTTCTGGAAGCGCTTCGACAATGGTCAAAATGATCTCCGGCAGATCGTCAATCAGCGCCGTAAGCAGCTTGAAACCCGCGTCAATGATTTCCGGCAAATGCGTCAAAAGCGTTTGAATGACGCTTGTGATGATCTGCGGCAATACCGCAATGATCGTCTGAATGATCGTCGGAAGGTTTGTGACGAGGGCGGTCAGGAGCGTCACGCCCGTTTCGATGATCTGCGGGACGGCTTCAAGCAACGCCGAAATCAGGCTTTCAATCAGTTCCGGCAGCGCCTCCAGCAATACGGGAATCGCTTCAATGATGCCCTCCGCAAGCCCTGTGACAAGCTGCAACGCCGCTTCAATGAGCAGCGGAATGTTGTCAATCAGTGATTGCACAAGCTGTGTGACGGCTTCCACCGCCGCCGGAATCAGCGTCGGCAGCGCCGCCCCGATACCCTCAACAAGCGCGGTCAATAATTGCGCCGCCGCTTCGACTACAAGCGGCAGCGCCTCCACGATGCCCGTAATCAGCGTCGTAATCAGTTCCGCCGCCGTGCTGCTCAATTCCGGCAGCATATCTATGATGCCGTTTAGCAGGGCTTCAAACAGATTCACACCGAGTTCCAGAAATTCAGGAATTAGCGGGCTGATCGCGTCCAGAATCCCCTCCATTGCATTCGGAATCGTCTTTGCAAGATTCTGAATGACGGGAGAAATATTCTTTACGACGGATTTGAACGAATTTACGACGTTATCGCACAGTTGGTCAATATTTGCATCCGCGTCGCCCATGCCGGTAATGAGGTTTTGAAACGACGTTTTCAGCATTCCAATAGAGCCGGAAATCGTTTCTTCCGCTTCTTTCGCCGTCGTTCCCGTAATGCCCATTTCCGTCTGGATGACGTGAATAGCATCTACAATGTCGGCGTAGCTGGAAATATCGTACTTGATGCCAGAAATCTTTTCCGCGTCATCAAGCAACCGTTGCATTTCCTCTTTTGTGCCGCCGTAGCCCAGCTTCAAGTTATCAAGCATTGTGAACGTCTGCTTTGAAAATCCTTTGTAGGCGTTCATAATGCTGTCCATGTCAGACCCCATTTTGTTTGCGTTGTCTGACATATCCGTAATCGCTTTATCCGCGTAGTCTGCGGCTTTTTCCGTGTCCCCGCCGAGGCTGGATAACAAACTTGCGGAAAAGCTGGTCACGGTTTCCATGTATTC